TTTCCAGAATCCATCCGCAACGGCTGTTGCAGTCGTCCGGGCACTGAGAACAGCAGTTGTATTCCTGGCTACAATAAGCAGCTGCTCCGCATAATCCAGATCCAGATTGTCCTGTGATACATTTTGCCGGTCCTCCATCATCTTTTACTTCTGGTTTCTTTGGCTCTATATCGAATTCTGGAGAAAATGGATCATAGAGATTCTTTGCTTCTACAATCAGCCGGCCATATTTCATTGATACTTTTTCACTGTTTACTTCAATTTCAAGTCCTGCTGTGAACGACATAAAGCTATAATTTACGTTGCTCCCGCTTGATGAACTAAATCCACCTGGTGCAAAATCCATTTGTACGGCCTTAGCAGCTTCTCCATTGTCTTTGCATCTTCGGCATATCCTCATGATCGTTTTCAGTTTTTTTGGATAAGCTTCACAAAACGCTTTAACTGCTGCCGACTCCGTAAGCGTAACTACCGCTTCCGGTGCATCAATTGTGGTCATTTTGACCGGTTTCTTTATGGAGTAGCGCCTGATCAGTTCTTCGGTCAGCTCCTGCCAGGTCATTTCTTTCTCTTCCGGGCTGTCTGGGTTGAATGTGATCCTATCCGGATGTCCCTGATAGTTCAGGTACCCGTTTCTGTGCTTTACATAGCAATAGAGCATACTAATCATCTTTGTTCCCATCAGCTTGTCTCCATTGCGGATCCTGGCTGTTGTGTTCTTTTTCAAGCTGTCAAAGAATCTTTCTATCTGCAGTTCTACGGGAATCGGCGTCTCGTCTTCTGCAGGCTTCTGCTGCCTTGTTGCCTGTTCTATTGTCATCTGCCCTGGAATGTCTGCATTTAACGCCTGCCGATCTTTCAGAAGTTGGATATCCGGAAGTGTCAGGATTTTGTTTTTCATGTACATCTCGTATGTCAGCTTCTGCAGTTCCGGTTCCAGGGATGCTGCAGCATCTGCCACAGAAATGTTAATCTCTCCATCCTGAAACTCTTCCATCAATTCCTCTGACAGATGATTGCTAATGTTCTTATAACGGCCAAACTGAGCGTTTGACACTCCAAGGAGTTCTTTCAAATTCTCTCTGACTGTTCCCGTTATGCCAACCTTCTCTTTCAGACCTTTAACAATCTTCTCCATCTCCAGAGCTTCCTGCATTCTTTCCCAGTCGTTTTTATCTCTGTAATTGTTTGCTTGAATCACCTTGAATTGTCTGAGGAACGGCGTGATTGCTTCTCTCTGCTCTGGTGTCAGTTCTTTGTCCTCTGAAACATTGATTTCCGCAGCATACATGCACGGAACCTTCTCGAATCTGGTGTCTCCTTCTTCGATCAGTTCTATGCAACATAATCTTCTACGATGTCCGGCAAGTACTTTATCTTCTCCATCTACATTCTCTATCAGAATTGGCTGCATCAGGTACCCTGTGATCTTTATCGACGCCTTGAGTTTGCTGATATTTTTTGTCGTGTAGAAATTCTCCTGAGTCGGCACCAGTTCTCTAGGATCCTTGTATATGATTGCCTGCTTCTCTTTTCTTTCCGGCAAGGACCGCTTTGACAGCATGTCCAGCGCACTAAATTTCTCTCTTCCCATTGTTACCTCCCTATCATCTGCAGATATTCCTCTACAAGTATCTGATAGTCTTCTGCTGCCGCCGATCGCTTGCTATATAACACAACCGGCGTTCTGGCATATGTACTCTTTGCAACTGCCAGAGAATTTCTGATCACCGTCTCCATCGTCGGATACCATTCCCTTATAATCTCCGCTCCCTGGCTATGCGCTTCGTTGTATTTGTTGTACTTGCTGATAAAGCACCTTACATTCTCCAGATCAGGATTCAATTCGCATTTAATCTCATCGATCTGATCCAGAAGCTCATCCATGCCTTCTGTTGTGTTGTCGTCGACTTCTACTGGGATCAGAACATCATCTGCTGCCGTCAGCGCATTAATAACGGATACATTGATGTCCGGGGCATTATCGATCACACAGTAATCATAATTATCTTTTACCTGTTGCAGGGCGTTCTTTAGTCTGGTCTGCTGAGGTCTTACACGGTCCATCGTTACCTCCATGTTTGCTGTCAGAAGGTTCAGATTCGCAGTGATCACATCTAAATTCTCATAATCTGTTTTCTGGATCAGGCTTGCCATATCCGGTTTCTTGTCAACCATTATCTTGTCTATTCCTGCTCCTTCCTGAGTACGTCGGTTCATCCCCCTCGAGCAGTCTCCCTGTTTGTCGTTATCTACAAGAAGGACTCTCTTGCCCTTTGTAGAAAGAATGTAAGCAATATTGATGCTTGAGGTGGTCTTTGCCACCCCGCCTTTTAAATTGATGATTGCAATTGTTCTCATAGTCGTTCCCCTTTTTCTCTATTCTTTTCTTTCTCCACAGCTACATCCATCTCCGGGCACCAAGAATTTACTCATTGTATTTCCTGATCTGCAGTAATCTACATTCAGTCCTTCTGCATGACTTTTGTAGATGCATTCTTCGCAAAGCACAATATTTTTGTACTTTTTCATAAGCTGATAAGCTGCTGTTTTTCCAAAATTGTTTATTTCGTTGTACTCATTCAGTACTGCGCAATGAAATCTCCCATATTCGCAATGCTCTGTGCAATATTCTTCCAGCTTCTCCTGATCCTTAATCTGTTCTGGATATTTACAGAGATGATCGCAAATATACTCTGAGAATTCATTCATGATAGATTCCATGACGTTTTCTTCTTTCTCTGTCTGCTCTTTGCATCCACTCTGGTTTTCCTTTGACTGGTTCATCTTCAAACCATATCCCTCCCTGTTCGTCTTTATAGTATGTAAACCGGGTACCTGATCTAATAATGGCACCCAGACATTCCATTGTTCTTTGATCCTGTTCCGGTCTCAGGCTCCAGCCTTTGCCCCATAGTTCTTCTGCATTCATCTTTTCTCTTTTCCATCTCCTCCTGCAGCCACCCGGAGTAACTGTGTTTCTCAGTCTTTTCTGACAATTGGTGTGCATCAGGAAGGGCATGGACGGCCGCATATACCCGCTTCCATTCTTCTGCATTCCTGATTGGTTCTCCTTTGGTGTCTTTCCATCCGGATCCGGCCAGTTCTTCCAACTTCAGAATCCTGCTGCTCACATATGCGTCCCGGGTATGTACACAGATCTCCGAAGGTACCGTCATGCGTTCCAGGGCTTCTGCCAGTGTGAGCAGAACTGTCTGGTGATAGGTTCCCTTGTAATGTCCGAAGCCCTCTCTGGTCTTTTCCTCATTGTGCACCAGTACTGAGAGGACATATCCACATTTTCTGTCTGTAATTCCCTGGAAAATACTGCTGGTTTCAAGATATATATCTACATGTGTCATTTCATCCCCCCTCGTCTATCCTTATAAGGGTATAGTGCCGGTATGCATATCCTGTGTAGGGGTTAATCCCCATTTTCACAGACTCCGGATCCACGTAATATCCTTTCGGAGCTTTCGGGTAGATTGGCTGTTTGTGCCGGTCCACCAGATTTCTTCTTTTTATCTCTTTTTGCTTAGGTTCTTTCCGGATCAGGTTACGGGAGCAACTATATCTCTTAATTTCGTCCGGTTCATGTTCTTCCAGAGGCTTTGTGATATACTCTGAAAGTTTCACATATCCTCCGGCATCATAGAGAGATGCGAAATATACATGCCCGTTCTCCCACAGTTCTGATATGATCCTGTCTGTTCCTGTCTCCTGATCTGCTTCTCGGTTTACCAGAAGGTGCACATGGGGACCGCCTTTCTTTCCAATTGCCAGGCGGTAAATATATTTCAGTTCCCATCCCTTTTTCTTATATTTCAGTCGGACTTTTCTGATCAGCTTCGCAAGATCTTTCTTCATCTGTTCCCACGCGGGGCGTTCCCCCTTCTTGTATGTGAGAGTCATCCAGTAATCGCCCGAAGAGAAGTTCCACTTGATCAGTCTTCTTACATTCCTCTCTCGTCTCCACTGATTCTGTTTGGCAATCTCTTCCGGGGTGGCTTTCTTTTTCTCTTCTCTTTCCTGTCCCCTGGCTCCATACCTTCCGGTATGCTTTTCCTCTATCTCCATGGTACTCCCAAAGTCCCATATCTCCCTTATGTATGCCCACCTCATATAAGTACTCCTGTCGTAAGTCTAATACCCCTAATCGAGCTTTTAAGAGACGTATTGTCTCGAAAAAAGGTTAAAAATATGGCAGGTTCACTCCTGCCGGAATTGACATTCCGCCGCCTGAGTGTTATACTTGTTGTATTGCAATTGTCTCAGGTGGCGAAAGCCCGGCTCATGTATTCCCGTACATGAGCTTTTTATTTTCTTTTCAGCGTGTCTGCGTATGCTCTGGCAGCCGCCTCGGTCATATTCGCGTTGAACGTGCCTGATTTACTTGAGTAACTCATTCCGTCAAACAGTCTCTGTGCCATATGTGTTGCTTTTGGATCAATTTTCTGTATAGCTTCCGTAAACATTTTCAGTGCTGCAATGGCAAAGATCAGATCTCCACCCGGCATAACCGCTACGGCATCCTGAATCTTATCCGCATACATCTGCGTGCGTTCTTCGCAGAGTTTTTTTCATTTCTTCTGCGTCGGCTGTCTGAATTTTCTGCACAAATTCCAGATAGTCTCCAAAATCTTTTCTCAGCATCTTCATTTTCTCCTTGCTTTTTCGTTGGTTTTGTTTTATACTTTTCGTAAATCAAATTATTTTCTTTTTTATAAGCCTCTCATGTTTGCAGACGTGAGGGCTTTTTTAATTACTTTTCTCTTCTCCTGCAGCCAGATCAGGATCGCCAGACACGTGATACTTAGCACTATTGTTCCGGCAAAGAGTTCCAATCTTGTGTTCCAGTCCCAGATCGGGAGCAGGGCGGTTATGTATCCGATCAGCAGAGATATGATCATCTTACGCTCCAATTTTCTCGCCTCCCTTCATTTATGCATGCTTGTCCTTCTTTCTCCGCCTTAACCGGCGGCTTTTCTTTCATAGTTCATGCTCAGAAGAAGTTCATCCTGTCTCTGGATGAGCAGACATTTGATTTCTTCTTCTGACATATCACTGGCTTTATGCTGAATTCCATTAATACGGATATTTCTTGTTACCAGTTTTAGTTCTGACATCTTTCTCACCTCTTCTTTATGGTATGGGAAATGATATGTATGGGTTACTGTTTATAAAAATTTAAGCAGTTTGTCGAACGGCCTTTGTTGACTTCTCTTTGTTTCTCTCCTATTCTTGTATTACAGGGTACTGGCATACCCGAGTACATACAGAAAGGAGGAAAATCGTATCATGTATCGTTTTTCCAAAAATGAAAAAGATATCTTGAAATCGGCTTATAAAAACCTCGCCGAAAACGGCACGCACAGAAACGCATTTTTGATGAAAAGTTCTGAATTAGCCGTGTATATCAATGCTCTCCGTTCATTAGCCGGCGAAGGTTATATTAAGCCTATTTCTGATAACTTTTTCGATTCTACGCTTTCTTTGAAGTATGAGTATGATCTGACTTCAAAAGGCGAGTCTGCAGCGGAATCTCTAACTTAACAGTCAAAGCAGGTGTCTCTGCATCTCCTACCGATATAGAGACGCCTGAAAGATAAGGAGCCAGGTCCTTCCCTTCCATTTCTTTAATAAAATCAAGAAATGCTTCGCATTGTTTTATTTTCTTTGTCCACTCAGGTTCAAAGAACATTGCGTCCGATAATGTATCTTTATATTCTGGTTCGGTTTGTTTTTTCCATTTTGGAAACCATGCTACTTCCATAACTGGATTACTTGACACTTCTCTCACCTCTTTTCTTTCTGGATATCCAAATTATTTTGTCCTTTTTCGTGACATTAAGGAGTAAAAAAAATTTCTTGTACAGATTTTCCATAATAATTTGCTATTGCGATTTTAATAGAATCTCTAGGAATTCTCCGCTCTGTTTCATACATTCCAAGTGTAGACGTAGCAATTCCAATATCCTTCGCTGCTTCTTCCTGGCTTTTTTCTCCTCTTAATTCTATCAATCTTTTTCCATATGGAATCATTTTTCTCACTCCTCTCTGTCACGTTTTGTGACTAACTGTAATATATCACCAACCGTGTCTTCTGTCAATCACTTTTCGTGACATTTTTGTATTTACTTTTATCACGTTTTGTGATAACATTAATTTATCAACTACAAGGAGGTACATCATGGGGAACTTTCAAAATATCTTCCGAAAGTTACGTACTTCATCTAATTTAACTCAGAACGCAATTGCTGAAAAACTAGGCATTTCTCGAAGCACAATAGGCATGTACGAAACAGGTGCCAGAGAACCCGATTTTGAAACACTTGAAAAAATTGCAGATTATTTTAATGTAGATACCGATTTTCTATTGGGACGTACAAATCAAACCACAATGCTTCCGGAAACTGTAGGAAAGTATTCAAAGACGCGTGAGCTCGACATTATATATGAACAACTATCTTCTCACAACCAAAGAAAGGTACTCACTTATTCAAAGAACCTTCTCTCCACCCAGCAGATGGAAGAAGATCTTCTTGCAGCTCATGCCCGGACGGATGTAGAACAGACTCCTGAGGGTGTTCAGCATGATCTGGATATTATGAATGATGATTCAAAATGGGAGGAATGATATGACATTAGATATATTGGAATTGCGTAAACTATGTATACCTAAAAACATTCGTATTACACTCCATGCAGCTAAAAGGCTGGAACAGCGCGGGATATTCTTAAAAGATGTAATATCCTGTATTATGAATGGAGAAATCATCGAACAATATCCAGATGATTATCCTTATCCCAGTTGTTTAATTCTGGGGATGAGCATCGAAGATAAATATCTTCATGTAGTCATCGGAAATCACGAATCGGATTTGTTCCTTATAACAGCTTATTTCCCAAGTTTTGATAAATGGGAATCTGATTTCAAGACCAGAAAGGAGAACGCATAATGACTTGTTTTTACTGCAAAGGTAATATTGAATCTTCTACAACAACTTACATGACTGATTATCAGGGATGCTATATCATTATCAAGAACGTTCCTTGCGAAAAGTGTTCTCAATGTGGGGAAGAATACTTAAATGGTGAAACACTTGAACGAATCGAAGAAATTATTCAAAAAGTTAAAGGTATGCTGACTGAAATTGCAGTTGTTGACTACAAACAAACAGCTTAAAGAGAACCGTTTTATTTTAATTGCTAAAGGGGTGATCCCAGTTGAATTACGAACAATTACTGACTGCTGCCGATCAGGAAGGATTGCTTGTCAAAGAGCAGCCACTTACTGGGCATGACGGCCTGATCCGCGGCAGTCGGATAGCAATCCGAAAGGATATAGAAACACAAGCAGAAAAATCTTGTGTGCTTGCCGAAGAAATCGGGCATTATCGCACCAGCTCCGGAAACATTTTAGACCAAAATAAGGCAGAAAGCCGAAAGCAGGAGTATCGAGCTCGGCTTTATGGGTACAATCTAAAGATTGGGCTTGCCGGCCTGATCAGGGCTTATGAAGTAGGATGTGGGAATCTTTATGAGATGGCTGAATATCTGGATGCTACGGAGGAATATTTAAAAGAGGCTATGCAGTGTTACCATGCTAAATACGGTGTATACGCTGTTGTTGATAATTATGTCATTTATTTCGAACCATTTGCGGTGATACATATGATTTCATCAGCAGATTAAAGAACGGAGCTGTTATTACCAGATTCGCTATTGGAAAAATATAAGAATTTTGCTATTGAACAGATATCTCGGATGACGGGGTATCATCAGAAACTGATTAAACTACGCATTTCGGATTAATTCGCTTCGGCGTTTTATGTAAAATCATATTTAGGAGAGAGAACAAATGAAAACAGTAAAAGAAATGTTAGATTTTTCGGCAGAATGTAAATGTAAAATGACAAAGGCCATGTCGAAAGGTGTTGAGGTAGTCGCACAAAATCTTTCTGAAAATGAAGTTGTTAATTATTGTATTGGGGCGTTTGCAGAGGGCAACAATGCTCAAATTGCATTTGCAATCACCAATCTCAGAGTTATTGCCGCACAGAAAAAAATGTTTTCAGATACAGTTATAGCTATTCCTATTAGCCATATTAATGATTTAACAACCAAAACTAAACTTACTGGAGATTTTATCATTATAGGAAATGACGCTGGTGAAAACCTTACTATATCTGTTTACAAGGGATTGGGGACTTCCGTAGCGAACGCACTTCATTTAGCAATGGCGTCTTCGGAAAGAAGGCAGGCAGAACCTGATGTCGCAAGCGACCTGAGAAAGTTTAAGGCTTTATTGGATGATGGGATTATTACAGAAGATGAGTTTCTGAAAAAGAAACAGCAGTTACTTGGATTGTAACCCCATAATTCTTGAGCAAAAAATCGTCCCAGTATTGGCGTACTGAGACGATTAGTAGAATCTCCGAAGAGATCCCGTACTTTGGCAAAGATATTGTATCATCTTCGGAACAGTCACACAATCAGAACGTTTGTGTATATGTGATCACATCAATGGATTAACGAAAGGAGTTTTTATTATGCCATTACCCAAAGAACGGATTTATACAATAGATGACATCTACGCTCTTCCGGATGGCGAACGTGCAGAGCTGATTGATGGACAGATCTATATGATGGCACCACCTAATACCAGGCATCAGGTAATCGTCGGTGAACTGTATGCTACTATCCGCAATTACATTAAAAGTAAAAGCGGATCCTGTAAACCATATGTTTCTCCATTTGCAGTGTTCCTGAATGAAGATAACAAGAACTATGTCGAACCAGACTTAACAGTTGTCTGCTCACCGGACAAAGTAGATGAAAAAGGTTGTCATGGTGCACCTGACTGGGTAATTGAGGTTGTTTCTCCTGCTACCCAGAGTAAAGATTACGGAATAAAATTATTTAAATACCGGATGGCCGGAGTCAGAGAATATTGGATTATAAACCCCCTGAAAGGTATCGTAAATGTCTACGATTTTGAAAATGAATCGGGTACCGGATTGTATTCTTTCGACGATGAAATTCCAGTATGTATATATCCTGATTTATCAATTGCGATCTCTGAAT